GTTGGTCATGTTACTGAAGTTCAAATAGTAGGTGGATAATGGCTAAACTGAGAGTTCCTACAGAAAAAGAAATTGCCAAAAAACATGGCGTTTCTGTTGACTATGTTATTAGACAGGCAGAAATCGGATCTACCGTAGAAAGAGAGCACGTAACTACTCACGAAGAGGCTTATGGAATTGCTCTCCAACATATTGCTGAATTTCCTAACTACTACAAGCATTTATTAAAGATGGAAAAGCAACTAAAATCTCAATGGAAAGATGGAAAAAAATCCGTCAAAGAAGAGAAAGAAGAAGTTCGTTATTGCCATCTTTGTGAAAAAGAAGAGACTAAATCTGAATGTTCATATGGCCCAAGCGCATGGGAAATGAATAGCAGGCAGTTAAAAATGAACGAAGATCATAAGGAAATTAATAGTGGAAAGATGAAAGACCATGAAGGTTACATGGCAAATCTTGAGATGGATCAAATGGAAAGATCCATTGCAATGCTTCGTAAAATTATTCGTAAATCTGATCATCAATTACCTGCTTGGGTTCAGTCCAAAATTACAAGAGCTGCAGACTTTATTGATACAGCGGCAGAATATCTTTCTTCTGATGAAAAATTAAGTGAGCAAAAATCTTTTTCGCAATTTATTAAAGAAGCTAATAATGTAAGTTTTGAGATTGGTTCTGGACATAGTGCTGCCAGAAGACAAGCAAAGATTAGAAATCTCGCAAAAGGAACTACCAATCCAGGTGAAAAAGACGTAGCACAAAAAAAGCTAAAGGGTCCAAGTCTTCCAATGAAAGAAGGCGCTGCATGGACTCGTAAAGAGGGTCAGAATAAAAAAGGTGGTCTTAACGAAAAAGGACGCAAATCATACGAGGCTCAAAATCCTGGAAGCGACCTCAAAGCACCTTCAAAGAAAGTTGGAAATCCTCGTAGAGCATCATTCTGTGCAAGAATGAAGGGCATGAAGAGTAAGCTAACTTCTTCTAAAACTGCCAACGATCCAAATTCAAGAATCAATAAATCATTAAGAGCCTGGAATTGTTAATTTTATAAACAAATATTATGAGTGATAGATCTAGTTATAAGGGTAATCCCAACTTAAAACCTTCAAACGTTCAGATTCAATTTACTTCTGAACAACTAGAAGAATATTTAAAGTGCCAAGAAGATCCAATCTACTTCGCAAAAAAATATATCAAAATTGTTTCTCTTGATGAAGGTCTAGTCCCATTTAAAATGTGGGACTTTCAGGAAAAATTAATTAGCAATTTCCACCAGCACAGATTCAATATTGCAAAGCTTCCAAGACAGACTGGAAAATCAACTACGGTTGTTTCTTATCTGTTACACTATGCTTTATTCAATCCCAACGTAAAAATCGCAATTCTTGCAAACAAAGCAGAGACTTCACGGGAACTACTGTCTCGACTCCAGTTATCATATGAAAACCTACCTAAATGGCTACAGCAGGGCGTGGGTTCTTGGAACCGTGGATCTCTTGAGCTAGAGAACGGATCCAAGATTATTGCTGCTTCTACCTCATCATCTGCTGTCCGAGGGAACTCCTTCAACATCATTTTCCTTGACGAGTTTGCGTTTATTCCAAACCATATTGCAGAACAGTTCTTTAGTTCTGTATACCCCACCATCTCGTCTGGTAAGACTACCAAAGTTATTATTATTTCCACTCCAAATGGAATGAATATGTTCTACAAGTTCTGGCATGACGCAGAACGAGGGAAGAACAGCTACACACCACTGGAAGTTAATTGGTGGGATGTTCCAGGAAGAGATCAGAAGTGGAAAGAAGAAACTATTGCAAACACTTCTCAACGACAGTTTGAGCAGGAATTTGAATGTACCTTCTTAGGATCTGTTGATACTTTAATCAACCCAAATAAACTTCGTACTATGGTCTATGACGATCCATTGAAGCGAAGTGCTGGATTGGATGTGTATGAAGATGCTATAGAAGGACATGATTATGTAATGACTGTTGACGTTGCTAGAGGAGTTGGAAATGATTACTCAGCATTTACTGTAATGGATGTAACCACTATTCCATATAAACTAGTAGCTAAGTACAAAAATAATGAAATTAAACCTATTCTATTTCCAAATATTATTGATACAGTTGGAAGAAATTATAACAATGCTAATGTTCTAGTAGAAGTTAATGATATTGGTGGACAGGTCGCAGATATTCTTCAATTTGATCTGGAATACGACAATCTTCTCATGTGTGCTATGAAAGGTCGTGCAGGTCAAATTGTGGGAACTGGATTCTCCAACAAAGCACAGCTAGTAGTCAAAATGACCAAGGCTGTGAAAAAGTATGGTTGTGCTAACATGAAAGCAATGATTGAAGATGATAAATTATTAATTCCTGATTACGATATTATTAGTGAACTTACAACCTTTATTCAAAAAAGCGATACATTTTCGGCAGAAGAAGGTTGCAATGATGACTTGGCAATGTGTCTAGTTATTTTCTCTTGGCTATCAACTCAACCATATTTTAGAGAGTTAACTTCAAATGATGTTAGGAAAAGAATTTTTGAAGATCAAAGAGAAGCTATCGAGCAAGATATGGCTCCATTTGGTTTTATATTGGATGGATTAACAGATTCAGAAACTACTTTTGTGGACAACAAAGGGGACTATTGGACAGCAGCAACTAGTAATAATAGCTGGAATGTTGATGAATATGGGGATATGGCGTACATGTGGGAATATAAGTAGTTCAAAATATAAAGATAAATAAATAGTTTTGAGAAAAAAATCTCATAGAGGTAATAAACATGGCGTTTGCTTCACCTGGAGTATCTATTAAAGAAATTGATTTAACTCCAATTGTTAATGTATCTGATCAGAATATTGGTGCGGTTGTAATCGCTGCAGAAACTGGTCCTGTAGATACTGTAACTTTTGTATCTAGTGAAAGAGAGTTAGTTGATACATTTGGAAGACCAAATGAGTACAACTATGAGTCTTGGTTTGCAGCATCAACAATCATCGAGTATGGCGGAATTGCTGCTGTTATTAGACCAACTAGCTCAAGCATCACTCTAAATTCATCTTCTGATGCTGGACTATCAAGCTTTATCATCAAGAGCAAGTTTGAATATGACAATTTAGCTAGTGCTGTTCCAACACCACCATCTTTTAAGTTTGCTGGTAGAAGTGCTGGTTCAAAATTAAACTCACTCAAAGTAGTTGCAGTTGATCACGGTGCAGATCAAGTAATTAGTTATAGCGGAACCGATCCTTCAGTATCTGCAGGAGATGCAATTGTAATTAAAAAAGGTAGCACTACTGTAGGAACTGGTTGGGTTTATAAGTCAAACACTACAAATAATACTCTTCATATTATTTTAAGTGATAGTACAAAGAGAATTCCAACTTCAAATGATCCAACCAATGGGTATCCAGCATATAGCATTACTGACAATGCAGGAACTCCAGTAACTTTAATTGCAGCTGGTGAAATTAGTGCAGCACCAGATAATACCTACTATGATACTCTAGAGTATGCTCCAGGTCAAAAGTGGAGAGATGTTGCTGCTCAGCCAGGAACATCTTCATCTGTAGCTTCAAAAGGCGGTAAGTTTGATGAAATGCACATTCTCGTTCTGGACGAGGATGGAATTATCACTGGAACACCAAATACAATTCTAGAGAAGTTTCTATTCGTTTCTAAGGCGAAAGATGCTAGCACCCTAGATGGATCACTAGTATACTTCCATTCAGCTCTAGCAGAGAGATCAAAGTACGTATTCCCAGGATTTTCAACTGGTCTTGATTTCATCGGAAATTCTAAGGTAACTCTAGAGGGCGTAACTAATGCTGCTATCGGTGAAACAAACAGCTCAAATAAGGCATATTCACTAATCGTAAGCTCAGGAGCACCAGTACTAGGATTTAGCCTAAGTGGTGGTCTAGATTACGATTTCGCAAACGATCCTGCAGACATCGAGATTGCAGTTACCAATGGATATGAGATCCTAAGAGACTCAGAGGCTTTCAACGACATTGACTTCCTAGTTCCAGGAAAAATTAGTGCAGATAGAGCAGTCAAGATTATTGACATTGCAGAATCAAGAAGAGATTGCATGGCAGTAATTTCACCTAGAAGATCTGATGTAATCAACAGCTCAACCAATGCGGTTAAGACTGAGAACATCATCGACTTCTTCAGTGGTTTACCAAGCAGCTCATTTGCAATCTTCGATTCTGGTTACAAGTACATCTATGATAAGTTCAATGATACTTATCGTTATGTTCCTTGTGCTGCTGACGTAGCTGGTCTTTGCATTAATACCACAATTAATTCAGAGACTTGGTTCTCACCTGCTGGATACAACAGAGGAAACCTAAGAAATGCAACCAAACTTGCATATTCACCAAAGCAAGCAGAAAGAGACAGACTATACACAAATAGAATTAACCCAATCGTATCCTTCCCTGGCCAAGGAATTGTTCTATTCGGTGATAAGACTGCACTATCTTCTCCTAGTGCTTTCAACAGAATCAATGTTCGTAGACTATTCATTGAACTTGAGAAGAACATTGCTACTTTCTCCAAGTTCCAACTATTTGAAATTAACGATGAAGTAACAAGAAGTTCATTTAAGGCTGCTGTTGAGCCTTATCTAAGAGGGGTTCAGGGAAGAAGAGGAATCTATGACTTCCTCGTTGTATGCGATGAGACCAATAACTCTGCAGATGTGATTGATAGAAATGAGTTCAATGCTGAGATTTATATTAAGCCTGCTAGAAGTATTAACTTCATCACCATTACTTTTGTAGCCACAAGAACTGGCGTTTCCTTTGGCGAACTAACTCAGTAATTATTTTTTCGTAAACCATCTAGGAGAAAAAAATGGCTAAAAGTATTTCAGATTTCAAATCATATCTAAAGAAGGGTGGTGCAAGACCTAATCTATTCCTAGTTAGACTAAACTTCCCTTCTCAAATTAGTCAGATTGCAGATATCGGAACTATCACTTCTGCTACCAATTTGACTACTCAAGCAGAGTTCATGGTCAAAACTGCTCAGATTCCTGCATCAAACATTGGAACTATTGAAGTTCCTTTCCGTGGAAGGATGC